TATAGCTAGGGATAAACGGGTGGCTAACATGCCTCCACCAAACAAAAAGACTTTTGCAGCAGACAAGAGGACACCCGCACAGATTGCACAAATGCGCCGAGCAGGGTTTAGTGAAAGTTCTACTTATGATAAATTAAACGCAATTTTTGAAAGCATTATGGGTGAGGCTGATCCAGCAGCACCTGCAGCACCTGCTGCCACGACAGCAGCACCTGCACCAACTGGGGTAGAAACTATATCTCAATTTTTGACAAAATGGGTTAAACAATATATGACTGGTACTAGTTTTGGTGATGCCAATTCAGTTAAACATATTATGAGTTTAATTAAAAATGTAGAGGATACATATAGTAAAGACAAAGGCAAAGCAGCACTTACAAAATTAGCAAATGATTTGTATGCTGTGTCATATGCACAGGATACAGAGCAAAAAGCTGCACCAAGTCAGCCTACTCAACAACCTGCTGCCAGTCCTGCAGCAGCACCTGCGGCACCGGCTAATAATGCGCCAAGTGATTCATGGGCATCACGAGTAACAGAAAGCAAAAAGAAACCAGTAAAATACTGGGGGCAAAAATGAATCTTTCTGAGTCTTTAGCCTCTCTTAGAAATAAGTTAGAGACTCTATCTGTACCTCCGTTGACTGAAGATAAAGGTCACTTAGACCATCCTGAAGATTTGGTATTTTTAGGGGACGTCCAAGGCGCTCAAAGAGCAGTTGATGCAATTGTAAAAACAGTTACAAATCCAAAAACTGTTACTATTAAGTGGGACGGTTATCCTGCTCTTATATTTGGACATGATTCTAACGGTAGATTTAGCATCATGGACAAACATATGTTCAATAAGAAAGATGGTACTGGTAGACAAGTTTTTAGTCCAAAGCAATTTAGAGAATATGACTTAGCCCGTGAGGTAGATCGTTCTGATTTGCATAGATTAATAGCTGAAATATGGCCTGGTTTAGAAAAAGCAAGTGCAGGCACTCAAGGATATTATTGGGGAGATTTATTATTCAGTCAGCCATTGACAGATGATAACGGCTTATACAAATTTAAAGCCAATCCCAACGGTATAACATATACTGTAGATGTTGATAGCGAAACTGGTAAGTTAATGACAGGAAAAACTGCTGGTATTGCTGTTCATCAGTATATAGAACCTGAAGCACCTAATACCGATTCTGCTGTTCCATTAGATGGAACAATAGGTCAACTTAAGAATAACAGTGATGTTGCTATTATTCCTAGCAAAATGCCTGTTACTCCTAATTTAAAATTAGATCAAAAATTAGTAGCCAAAGCCAAACAAGATATTGCAAAATATGGTCAAGCAGTTCACCAGTTAATGAATACTGCTCCTCAGGCTAGAAATACATTTAATCAATTGTTTACAGTGTATGTCAATAAACGAATCGTTCAAGGAGATTTAAATAATTTACTAGAAGGATTTATGGAATTTGTTAAATCTAGACCAATGACTGATAAGATGAGGGCTAAGATAGATGAACATCTACAAGCCAACGAAGAAGGCTTGATTGGTGCATTTACTATATGGATAGACATATACAATCTTAAGATGAATGTAGTTCAGCAACTAAACAAAGCCGCTGAAGCTAGTCCTGTAAAAGGATACCTACAAGATGGTACACAAACACAAGAGGGATTTGTTTCTAATGGGCTTAAGTTTGTAGATAGAATGGGTTTTAGTAGACAGAATTTAGCTGGAAGAGCATAGTCAAAACCGATATTTTTTGTAACTGGCATAAATAATTGTATGGGACAGTAGGTCTCAACAAATATAAGGAATTTTAAAATGGCACAATTTACCCGTACACATGGTGACTATCAACCAGTAATGAACTTTGACGCACCTGCGTATACCGTCGGTGCAGTTAATGCAGTAACAGCTAACGTAACAGTTCAGCCACAAGGTCCAAAGTTAGATTATTTCACAGTTTTGGCAGCTAGTGGTACATCATTCAGCACAACTCAAGTTAACCTCATTGTACAAACAGTTCAGCAATTAGCCACTGTTTATATCTATGAGTATAGTGATGCAAGCACAAACACATTGGCTTTCGCAGTGTACCCAACAGGTGCATGGGCAATTGACAATTCATTAGGTGCTAACGCTAATATCGTTGCTGCTGTTAACGCAGCATTGACACAAGCCTCAGTTGCTAACACAACAACTGGTAGTGCATCAGCTACATTCAGTAACTAATTTTAGTTTCAATGTATCAAAAACCCGAGATTTATTCTCGGGTTTTTTACCATTATAAATATGTGTATGAGTTATAGAATTTCTTGTTACACAATGTTTAACATTACACAGACAGGGGTGTTAAATCGTTCTAGACCCAATGAGGGTCAAGATTTGAATGAGTGGGTTCAAAAAAGAAATACTCAGTGCAATTTTGATACAGTATTACAAGTCATATCATTAAGGTCACAGCCTGAGATAATTAACATGCCTTCTAAGATAGAAATTAGGTTTGATAATTTTGAGAATTTTGGATTTTTATTTGAACAAGTGGAAAACGAATTATATCCATGTTGGACATTTGATTTTGATGTACAGCACCCAAGTGTGTTTGATGATGGTGTAACAGAATTGGGTGCATTATACGGAGATTGCGATGGTGTTCCTATGATACTATGCGGAACTGAATGGAATAAACTTCCATCTTTTTTAGATGCTTCTCCTGAATTAAGAAACATATTTTTTACAGTACATCATGGATGATAAAAAGGCTATAGCCAAATTAAATGATTTTTTTTCTAAAGAATTTTTACACGGATCAGGCGGCATTTCTATTTTTAGAAATGATGATGGGTCGTATCAGGTCTTTAACACATATACCTTGTTTAGTAATCAGCATGGTTGCGTAGTTAATAGTAAAACTAATGACGATTCTTTGGTATTTTCTTCAGCGAAACATGCCATCACTTGGTGTATATTTGAAAAAAGAAATAAAATTCAGACGGCTGACAGAATTGCTCATTTAGACCGTATGATAACTGGTATAGATGTATCAATTGAAATGCATAAGAAACTAATAAAAAAGACTAAGGATTTGAATTCAAAAATAATTTATTTGGCTAAACTAACAGAAGAGCAAGAAAAAAGAAAACATATGATAAAAGAATTTGATAGATATGTTAACGATTCTAAAATTTGGCAAACACGGCAATTTGCTGAAAGAACAAAATAAATAGCCAATATGATAAATACTATATAAAGTTTGGAACCAAAAACTATGAGATTAAACGACTTAAACAATAATGTTCATGCTGCCCAAGCATTGAAAGAAAACTATAAAATGGCATTTAACCTTAACAAAATGTCATTGAGTGAGACTAAAGCAATGCTTAAGAAGGTACGCTCATTGGCTAATGAGGCTAAACAAGCACCTGATTTTTATAAAGACCAGTCTAATCCATCTTACATGAAATTAGTGTTTATGGAACAGGCTTTAGTCACACATCATAATCAATTAGCGTCAAGGCCTGCTCCACGTATTGTAGTAGAGAATGAAAAAATTGAAGAATCACAAGTTTACTTAGCTGCACAGGATCTAGTAGACACTGTTCAGAAAATGCTAGAAGATGTGGGACAAATGCAAGTTAAAGAATTGCCTGCATTAGTGTCAAGCATTGAAAGTGAGATTGGTGTTAATGAAAGTCAATCATTCAATGACCAAGTATCTCAGCAGTTAGACGCATTAAGTTCTACATTAAAAGAAACAATGACAGGATTAAAATCCGCAGTTAATGGTTTAACTGGTCAAGAAGCTGGAATGGCATTTAATGAACCACCAACTGATGACGCAGAAATGGGCGCCGATATCGGTGCTGACGTAGGCGCAGAAATGGGAGCAGATATTGGTGCTGATTTAGGTGCCGATTCAGGAGAAGAAATTGAAGCTCCTGAGCCACAAGCTCTAGGCGGGGTTGGTAGAGCAAAGAGGTAAATATGCGCCTCTTTGAATTAGATGGTCTAGACCCAATAGTAGTAAAATTAATTGCAGTTTCGGATCAGCTTCACACCGATTTAAAAAACGGTGAAGCTGATCCTGATATGACTACCGAAGAACTATTGCAATACCTTCAAAAATATGATATAGTATTGGATAAAACTGATCTATACAAAATGATTAAAAAACCACCACTTAATAAAATAATTAGTAACATCCAATCAGATAAAATAATATTTAAAAATATTAATTCTCCTGAAGCTCCTGACCAAGAACAAGGTAAACAAATTGTTAAACAAATGGCAAATCAAGCTGTTACCAACATGCAAAAATGATAAGCGCTACTCTCACTGCAGCCGATAAAATAAAATATTTTTTAGAAAAAAGAGGAAAGGGTCTAGGAATTAAAGTAGGCGTGAAAACTACTGGTTGTAGTGGATTAGCTTACACTCTAGAATTTATAGATCAACCAGATGCTACCTACGCTGTATATGAGTCTAATGATATTA